TCGGCGAGGTGTACGCCGAAGAGACCTCACGCCGTCGCGTCCCGAGGATTCAGCCGACGCAGAAGACGCCGACCGAGGGGCAGGAAGATGAGACGACGTCGCGGAGCGATTGGTGGAACGCGATAACGCCCGAGGACCAGCAGGGCTTCCACATCGACGGCGACAAGAGCTACGAGTAGGGCACCTAAGTGCTTGTCCCGCAAGGGGCTTGACAGGGTGTGTATCTTAAGGTGAGTAGAATGCAGTACCTAACGCGAACGGTCGCGTTAGAATCTCTCAGGGTGCCGACGTTCCGTTCGGACCCAGAAAGGCAAGACCGATGACCACGATTCACTCAGCCTCTCACCAGTGGGCCACGCGCCCCGAGGACGAGCGTTTCACGAGCCTCGAAGCGATGTACGCCGCAACGAAGGCGTACCGCGAAGCCTCAGTCGAGAAAGAGCGCAACTGGTCCGACCTGCGCGTCGAAGCGCAGGGTGAGGACCTCGCGCTGATCGGGAAGGCGGGCATCCCGGCGAAGATCGGGCACTACGCCTTTGGTCAGTTGGCCGCGCGCATCGGCGCACCGGCCGCGTACCTGCGTGAGCTTCCGACCACGCTGGCCGCGCAGAACCTCAACTTCGGACTGAAGGAGCGCGTGACCGGTATCGCCTCGCTGCTGTTCAAGAAGGGTGCGGACCTGATCCTTCGCGCAGCGACGTCCGACAAGTACGAGCGCGTGTGGGACCACGAGGTGATCGCGCGCCTGATCGACTTGTCGGCGCGTGAGAACCTGATCGCTGGCCGCACCACGATGGGCGGCGCGGACAACCCCGAGGGGCTGGACATGAACGGCAAGCCGTCGCGCTCGCTGTACGCGTCGGACCACGACATGTTCGCCTTCCTCATCAGCGACAAGCAGATCATCGACCCCGTCGGTCAGTCGATGTATCGCGGCCTGATCGTCGCGAACAGCGAAGTCGGTGACCGCTCGCTCATGGTGCAGTCGTTCCTGTTCCGTGAGTGCTGCTGGAACCACAACATCTTCGGCGCGAAGAACATCGTCGAAGTCAAGCTGCGCCACGTCGGCGAGATTCGGAACAAGTGGCTGAGCGCCACGGCGCAGATTCGCCGCTACCTCGACAGCGACACGTCGTTGGAGCAGGCGAAGTTCTCCCAACTCCGCGCGCAGATCGCGGGGACGAAGGACGAGGTGCTCGACACCCTGTTCGGCAAGCGGTCGCTCGGCCTGTCGCGCAAGGCGCTCGAAGCCAGCTACGAGGCGGTCGTGCCGGAGCAGGATGGCGACCCGAAGAGCGTGTGGGGCTTCGCGCAGGGCGTCACGCGTCACTCGCAGACGCTGCCCTACGCGGACGAGCGGTTCGAGATGGACCGCGCGGCTGGTCGGTTGATCGACCTCGACTTCTAATCGCAGAGGGGGCGCGCGGCAACGCGCGCTCAATGCGGCAGGCCGGTCCCAAGCCCGGCCAGCAGCAACAAGTGAGGGGCTAGACGTCGGACGGGGAGCGCAGGCGCGGGCTCGACACTCGCGTAGTCACCTGCAGGCCCGGCCGGGTATGTCGCGGAGCCGTTGTCGACGGCGTCAGGACCGTGCTGGATCGTCCCCAGCTAGCCCCAGCAGTCTACTCGAACGCTGAGAGGATCGAATGGCGACACGCGCTGAAACGATGGCTATCCTCGCTCGCATGGTCATGGACGCTGACGCGCTCCGTGACGCTGCGAACCTCGCCGACGACGTCCCCGTCGACGAGTACCTCGAAGTCAAGAAGCTACGCCGTGCCGTGCGCGACCTCTACTACCGGATGTCGCGATGAGCCTCTACGACGACCTGAAGGCCTCGCTCGACGAGGACTGGTCCGCGTTCGAGCAGTCGGTCGCGAAGCAAGCCGAGCGCCTCGCGTATCCTGCGCTGCAGCCGCCCGCTGAGCGCCGCCGCGCTCCGCGACGGAATCCGAACCTGCGCGACACCGACCTGCCCGAGCCCGAGGTGCGCGCGCCGTCGCACACCGCCGCGCTCTTCGAGTCACCGCAATCGTTCGAGCGGATCGTGCGCTGGGTCTCGCGCCACGTTCGCGCGGGCAAGTTCGACGCCATCGCGGGCTCCGGCCACTCCGGCCTGCTCGTCATCGGAGCCGTCGCCGTCCGCACCGGCGTTCGCATGTTGGCCGTCCGCAAGGACGACGACTCACCGAAGGGCGACTCGCGGCGCGTCAACGGCGCGCTGCCGAACACGCCCTGTCGCTACGCGTTCATCGACGACCTCGTCTCGAGCGGTGAGACGCTGCGCCGCGTTCACGGCTCGATTGGCTATGCGTTCCCGCAGGCCGAGCTTGCGGGCCTCATCATGTACCGTTCTCACTATCCAGCGGACCTCCGCTGCGACCTCGCGCGGGTGATTGGCCCCGAGCGCGCCGAGCGCGCTCTCGTCAAAGTCTTCGACGATTGGAGCAACGATGACTCTACCGATTGAAGTGAACGACCCGACGGTCGACGTCCCGACCGAAGAGCCGCACAAGGTCGAGACGTTCATCGCTGGCGTCGACACGAAGTCGTGGGTCCGTGGCCGTCAGGATGGCTACGAGACTTTCACCGCACCGGACGGGCGTGTCTGGACGCGCGCCCGCGCTGACGAAGTCGAGGATGCCATCGTGACCTTCACGGGAACGAGGCATCGCGGGCTCGGGCCCATGCGGCTCGTGCTCGCCGAGTATTCCTACAACCTGAAGGGCGCAGCGACGCGCAAACGCCGTGAGGCGGCAGAGCTACGGAAGCGGGGCTATGATGTCTGAGGTGACAACGCGCAAGGCGGTCGGCGAGCAGGTGCTCAAGGCCGCGCTGCAGATCGAGCTTGCGTACACACCGCTGTCGCTCGAAGAGCGATACGCGCCGAACCTGTGCCGCCTGAACCGCGACGAGATGTTCGAGCTTGGCAAGATTCGCGAGAGTCTCGTTGCCTTCCGCCGTCGGCTTGAGCGGCCCGCGATGTCCAACACCGAATACTACGGGAGTGACTGATGAACGACAAGAATACGCTGTTCGCTCAGTGCGCCGCTGGCTGCCTCGTCCTGATTTTCTGGGCGGTGGTGGCCTACGTCGCATTCCACTTCATCACGAAGTGGTGGTAGCCATGGCGCGCAAAGACAAGGACGCCATCGACGCGGCAGCGCGCGCATTCCAGCGCGCGAAGATCGCAGTGATAGGCGCGAACAACCCGCGCGACCCCGGCTGCTGGCCGGGGACGAAGTACATCGAGGCGGCCGTCGATGCCTACCTCGCGCACCCCTACGCGGAGAAGGTGACGACCCCGCCGACCTTCACCGGCGACTTCACGCTCGCCATGATGACGGGCCCGACGATGGTGTCGAACAGCGCCATCCTCGAAGCCATCGACGCGCTTCGGCGCTACATCGAGATGGTCGCGCAGCAATCGCAGAGCTACCGTCGCACGCAACTGCTGACGAAGCTCGCGAGCAATCTCTACTTCGACGTCGCGGACTTCCAGATTCGCGAGAGGTTCCCGACCGAATGACCGGCCCATGGGAAGCAAAATCGGATGGCCTCGGCTTCTGGTACTGCGTCAACCGGCGTCCGCGCGTTCCCGAAACCATTCACTGCCGGTGTGAGGAGCACGCGAAGCTGATGGCGCGCGCACTCAACCGGCTTGAGGAGACCTTCAACAAATGAAAAAGCTGACGAGAACCAAAGCCAAGCTGAGCAACGGGCGGACCATCTACCTCAAGGCCGTCTCGTTCGAGAAGGCCCTGCCCGCGCTGCGCTCCGGCCAGCGCCTGCGTCGTCGCGCGTGGCACCCCGAGAGCTACATCTTCGCGCTCGGCGACAAGGTCTTCCTGAAGCTGCCCGACGGCGTCCGCCCGTTCGAGCAGAAGCAGGAGTACCCCGCCGAGTACAACGACAACCGGCCGGGCATGTACGGCAGCGCCCCGACGTTCTGGCGGCCGTACCCGCAGGACATCCTCGCGCGGGACTGGTGGGTAGTCGAGTGAGGGAGAACCGCGCGAAGCTGCCCAAGTGGGCGCAGGCGCTCCTGCAGGCGCGCGAGGCCGACGTCCGGTACTGGAAGGACATTGCGATGAAGGCGACCGAGGGAAAGACGCGCGTGTTCTTTCAGGAGTACGACGACAACCTCGAAAAGGAAACGCGTCATCTGCCCGACGACCGCGACATCACGTTCGAGATTGGACCGCGCGCGAAGATCGACGTGCGGATCGACCGGGACCACTACGGCCGTCCGGCACTGATGGTCATGGGCAGTAACTCTATCTCGGTCGAGCCGTCAAGCTCCAACGTTGTCTACCTGAGGATTCGCGAATGAGCGGCACAGGCGGTCACGGCAGCTTTCAGGTGGACCTGCGCGTCATCACCTACCCCGACCGACCGGGGATCGCGCGCATCTACAGTGGCGACTCGCTTCTGTTCGACGCCGCTGACGAGACGGTGACCGACGCGACCGTGCGCGTCGCTGTCCCGTTCCACTCTCACTTCGAGAACGCGAGCTTCGCTGTCGCGTACCGGGAGAAGTAACGATGCTTCGTCGCATTCGAGTCTACGCGCGGATCGCGCTGCGCTGGTTCGTTCGGTACATCACGGGCCGCCGCTACACGATGCCGATAACGGTGGACCTGCAGAAGGTCCTGCCCATCCTGTCGAAGCGATGGACCGACGCCGCGCTCTTCCTGCGCGAGCGCGAGCAGAACAACCGCTCGCTGCTCACCGGCATGGTGGTCGCGCTGTCGACGGGCAGCGTTCCACCCTACACGGGCTGGGAGTGGTACAAGAACGCCGCGCGGAAGCGGAGCGGGCTGCGGAAGGGCGTGCCCTACCGCCTCGTCGGCCGCCCCGTCGTCTACAAGTTCAAGGACACGAAGATCGGTGTCACCGAGTGGGCGCAGGACTACGTCCCCCGCAGCGAGCAACTCGCTGCACGGAAACGTCTCAAACAGATGAGGACCGCATGAAAGAGAAGATCGAGGCAGTGGTCGAGGGCGCGGTGACGGCTGTTGGCGTTCTGCTCGTCGTCGCGTTGCTGCTGATGCTCACCGGCTGCGACCCCGTCGTCGAGCAGCGCCAGATCGGCCCGGCCGAGACGCGCCGGTACGAGACAACCGAGATGGGCCCCGGCTTCTGCACGACCTGTATGCCGGGCATGGACGGCAAGATGACCTGCGGGTTCAAGTACAGCAACTTCTGCCCGCACCCCGCGACGCGCGACGGCACCTTCGTGCCGCTCGAACGGAAGCACAAGAGTGGTCTCGTCGACACTCTATGGAGCGGGCCGCGATGAGCGCCATCAATCCCATCCCGGTCGTGAAGAACAACATCGAGGCCTACCGCGCCGAGGTGTTGAAGCAGATCGCGCAGACCATCGAGAAGCGCGCGAAGCTCGACGCTGAGCTTCGGACGCTAGACGAGCTAGCGCGCGTCGTCGGAATAACGACGCCGACGCAGCCGGAGAATCCTGACGCCGTGGTGGACTGCCTATGAAACAGGGATGCCCGGCGATTCAGTACAACACGAAGGTGCCCGACTACTCCTGCGGCAAAGAGCAGGGACACTCCGGCGGCCACGTCGACCCCGCAACGCAGCAGCCGTGGGGAACACCGGCCCGCCCCTACGGGATGCGCGGCGCGAAGGCCGCGAGAAAGCGGAAAGTGAAATGATCGTGCAACTCGACATCCACCCCACCGACGCCTCGGCGCTGGTGAAGTTCCTGAACGACGACGCTGGCCTGCGGAATGCCGTCGCGGAGAAGCTGATTCCGCAGAACAAGCCGGAGAACGTCGCCAAGCTGACATCGGTCGTCTCGGCGCTGGGCGCAATCTCGCGCGGGCTCTCGCTCGCGCTCGACGCCCAAGCGCAGTTCGATGCTGACTTCAAACGGCAGCGCGCGGCCGAGCAGGAGCAGACCCCGTGAAGAAGTTCTACCTCTCACTCTCAACGTGGTGTGACCACACCTACGCCTCAATCGCTGACGAGACGGGCGACACCGAGTACCGCGTGACGTATGTGATGACGAAGAAGGACGCCAAGAAATTCAACGATTGGGACGGCTACAGCACCTACTCGAAGGGCGACCGGACGGAACGCTTCTGGTCCGAAGAGGACGCGATGAAGGCGGCCATTCGACTCTTCAACCGGAAGCGGAAGGCGCGCCGGTGGATTCTCTATCGCGCTGGCATGTGGGGCTTCACCGATGTGGGCCCCGAGCCGCTCGCTGGCCCGCGCACGACCGTCGCGCGGCTGCACCGTAGCTGGGCAAGGCGGAAAGCGAAGGCCGCCTGAGGCACTTGACGTCTTCCGTATCTTAAAGTGAGCAGGGGCGCGCGTAGTCGCGAGCTATGCAAGACAGGCTTCGGCCATTCGCACTCGCCACCTCTCTAGGAACGCGGCCCCGCTCACTCTCACTTCACCGCTTGAATTCGGCCGAGGGGCCTGCGACCAATGATCGACACACCAAAGCAAGACCCATGGTATTTCGAGTGGGTCCCCACAAAGCGCGCGTTCGACCTAGGACAGGTGTCCAGCGACGCCGTCGCGGATGGTCACGGCCGCATTCACCGTCGGCGCTATGCCGACGGCCTCGTCTCAATTCACCGGGATCGCTTCGATCCTGACCGCTCATGGCTGCACGCCGTAGCCCACGCAATCGTCGACATCATCCCGTGGTTCTTCAAGGGGATGCCACGATGACCCGCGTCATCGTCACCGCCGCCGGTGAAGGCACACGCTGGGGCAACCACCGTGGTGTGCCGAAGCACCTACTGCCGTCCCCCGCGAATTCATCCGAGACGCTGCTCGGGCGCATCGTGCGCCAGTGCCTCGATTACGACGCGCGACTCGACGTCGTCGTGTCCGGCCCGCGCCACTACGCGCAGCCGGGCGCGCGCATCTTCACGCCGACGTACCGGCCCAACGACTTCGAGTGCTCGATCTACACATGGACGAGCGAACTCTGGAACCAGAACGGCCGCACCGTCTACCTCTACGGCGACACCTTCTACACGGACGCCGCCATCGCGACGATTCTCGGCTTCACGCCGGAAGAGTGGCACCTCTTCGCGCGCTTCAAGGAGTCGAGCGTGACCGGCAAGCCGTGGCCTGAGGTGTGGTCACATTCGTTCTGGCCCGAGCAGATCAACGAGGAAGTCGTGATGATAACGGGCGCGGTCGAGGCGCGTCACCGTTTCGGCTATCCGCGCGCGTCGATCTACGAGATGTACAAGGAACGCTTCGGCAGGTTGGTCGGCGGCTTCAGCTACGACCAAACGAACCTCGGCGCGATGACGGAGATTGACGACTGGACCGAGGACTTCGACTTCCCGAAGGACTACGACCTGTTCTGCCTGAACTACGCGAGGGCGCACGCATGATCGACTGCTGCGAGCAGGATCGCAAGAAGTCTCTGCGGCGCGTGACGTATCGCTTCGAGCGCGGCATCAAGGTGATCGCGCGGCCCTGCGACCGGAAGCGTTGGGCGTGGCAGGCCTACGTCTGGAAGAAGTACGGGCTCGCCGCGTGGGACATCGCGAAGATGTGGAACGAGCAGGCGGGCAAGTGCCCCATCTGCCGCGCGGACCTGAACACGAAGCGTTGGGTGATCGAGCACCGGCACGTCGTCGGCTGGAAGAAGATGCCGCCGCACATGAAGCGGAAGTATTTCCGTGGCGTCGTCTGCAACTGGTGCAACCACCGCGTGCTCTCCATCTGCGAGCGCGCGGGCCGGGAGCGCATCGTGAACGTGCTGGCGTACCTCACATGGTTCTAAGGGCCTACCAGAAGTCGGGCGCGGCCTTCCTCGCGTCGAGGAAGAAGGCCCTGCTCGGCGACGAGCCCGGTCTGGGCAAGACGCGGACGGCGCTGCACGCGACACACCTCATCGGCGCGGAGCGCATCGGCGTCATCTGCCCCGCCATCGTCCGCCCGCAGTGGTGGAAGGAAGCGGCGACGATGGGCGTGCAGCTAACGACCGTCGCGTCGTACAATGGGCTCGTCGACAACGGGCCGGAGCACATTCCTCAACTCGACGTCCTGATCGGCGACGAGATTCACTTCACGAAGCACCGTCACTCGCAGCGCGCGAAGGCATTCTTCGCGCTCGCTCGACGTGTGCTCGACAACGGCGGTCGCGTCTGGACGCTCTCCGGCACGCCAATGCCGCGCAACCCCGGCGAGCTTTACGGGCTCGCGGTCGCGCTCTGGCCGAAGACCGTGGCGAACATGGGGCTCGGCAACTACGTCGCGTGGCTGAATCGGTTCACGCGCTGGAAGGCCAGCCGCTACGGCATCAAGGTCTACGGCGCGCAAAACGTTCCGATGCTGCGCGAATTCCTCGACAAGGTGATGTTGCGCCGCCTCGTCCGCGACGTCGCGCCGGACCTTCCCGGCCTGCGGTTCGGGACCATCTCGCTCGATGTGCCGTCGGTCGCGGGCATCCTGCTCGCCGAGGCCGAGCTAGACCCCGGCCTGCGCGACGCGCTGTCGCGTGGTGAGCTACCGCCGATGTCGCCGCAGCTTGCTCGCTACCGGCACCAGATCGGCGACCTCAAGGCTCCGGTCGCCGCCGCGCTGCTGCGCGATGAGCTACTCAGTGAGCCCGAGACGACGAAGAAGGTCGTCTTCGCGTATCACCGCTCGGTGCTCGATAAGCTCGAACAGGAGCTTGCGCCGTTCGGCGTCGTTCGCATCGACGGCGCGACATCGCCGTCGCAGCGCGAAGAGCGCAAGCGCCAGTTTGAGACCATCCCCGCGCGCCGCGTCTTCCTCGGACAGATCGAGGCCTGCGGCACAGGGCTCGACGGTCTGCAGTACGTCGCGAACGACGCTGTGATTGTAGAGCCTGAATGGAAGTCTGACTTGAACGAACAAGCCCCTCGACGCCTCGCACGCATGGGCCAGTCGCTGCCCGTCCTCTGCCGCTTCCTCTCTCTCGCCGGTTCACTGGACGACGCTATCGTCCGGTCACATGAGCGGGAAGTGAGGATGCGCGTTGAAGTCACGGGTTAGCACACCATGCAAACGATGCGGGGGCGACGAGTGGTACGAGCAGCGGGACGGCACGCGGATGTGCAAGCCCTGCCAGCGCGCGCGCGTCAAGCGACGTCGCGACGAGCTTGGCAAGAACCGCGCGTACCGGCTCTGGAAGAACGCGCGTGATCGAGCTAAGGCGGTGGGGCTGCTGTTTACGGTCACGGTCGAAGACATCGCGCGCGTCATGGGCGCGCAGTGCCCGGTATACGGCACGCCGTGGGGCACGGGCCGGAACGCGCCGAGCCTCGACCGACTCCGGCCGCGCGAGGGATACACACCGAAGAACATCGCAGTGATTTCGGTTCGGGCGAACGCCATCAAATCCGACGCGAATGCCGAGCAGGTGCTCCGCGTCTACAAATGGATGAGAAAGAAAGGACTCTAACGTGATCTTCGAGACCATCGCAGAACGGCCACCGCGCAATCGCGCCAGCCTCGGTGCGCCGGGTGACGACGACCTAGAGGCGGCATTGCTCAACACCTTCTATCTGGGCAACGCGATTCGCGTGCCGCTCGCCTTCTTCCACACGAGCCCGGCGAAGGGCCGCCTCTGGAAACGGGGCTGGCGTGTCCTTCACCGCGTGCTGCCGGATCGGGAGTCGGTCGCCGCGTGGGTCGAGCGCGGAGTGCCCCGGCTCGGCAACATGACACCGACACAGGAGACCGAGTAATGCCACCGAAACTACACGCTCGACTCGGCGCTTCATCGGCCCACCGCTGGATGAATTGCGCGGGCTCCGTTCGCATGAGCGCCGGGCTGCCGAATCCCGAGACGCCGTACCAACTCGAAGGGCGCGCAGCGCACGCGCTGGCCGAGTACGCCTTCACGCACCCCGACCTCTGGACGCAGGTGATCGACATCGACATCGAGACCGAGGAAGGCACGAAGGGCTTCCCCGTCGATGACACGATGCGCGAGGCGGTCGCGCTCTTCGTCGCAACGGTCAAGGCCGCGCAGGAACGCCTCGGGCAGGATGGCTTCGACGCCCGCCTGTTCATCGAGCGGTCCTTCGACCTCGGCATCCTGCGTCCGCCCGAGGCGATGTTCGGGACAGCGGACGCTGTCATCGTCGCGACGCGGCAGTACCCGGCGCTGAACGACGCGTCACGGATCATCGAGGTGTTCGACCTGAAGTATGGCGCGGGCGTCGTCGTCGAGGTGCAGGACAACGAGCAGTTATTCTACTACGTTCTCGGGGCCATCCTCGCGGAATTCACACGCTGCGTGATGGACCCGAACAGCCCCGTCCTCGTCGAGGATGGCGAGACCATTCTCGAAGCGGCGACGAAGATGTTTGACGAAGTACGCGTCACCATCGTACAGCCGCGCGCGCCGCACACCGACGGCGCGGTTCGCACCAGCCTGACCTTCTCGGGCGGGGACGTTCGCGTCTTCGCCGAGAAGCTACTCGACCGTGCCCGCGCGACCCAAGCGGCAAACGCTCCCCTGACAGCCGGTGAATGGTGTCAGTTTTGCCCGGCGCGCGGGCACTGCCCCGAATTGGCCGCACGCTCGAAGCTCGTCGCGATGACGGACTTCGAGTCGGTGCCGGTCGAAGCGCCACCGGCCGTCGAACATCTCCCCATCGAGCGCGTCGCGGCGATGCTCACACAGGTCGAGGTGCTGAACATCTTCATCGCAGCACTGAAGGAACGAGTGACGCGCGAGCTTGAAGCGGGCCGAGAAGTACCCGGCTGGAAGCTCGTGAACAAGCGCGCGCAGCGGCAGTGGAACAACGCCGAGGACGTCGAGATGTTCGCGTCGACGCTCGGCTTCGACCCCTACGTCCGCGAGTTGATGTCGCCCGCGCAGATGGAGAAGATCATCGGGAAGGCAGGACTGCCCGAGGAGTTATACAGTCGTGTATCGAGTGGACTCACTCTCGTCGCATCGAGCGACGCTCGGCCTGCTGCGGCAGTCGGCCCCGCCGAGGATTTCGCACAACTGCCAAAACCGGAGACCGAAAACAATGGCTAAGAAGCTCATCACCCCTGCTGCGGTGCTGTCGTATCCGCACCTCGACGAACCGCAGGCCCCGATGAACGGGCAGGGCAATCCGAAGTACAGTGGCTCTCTCGTCTTTCTGCAGGGCACGGACCTGTCCGCGCTGCAGGCCGCCGTCCTCGAAGCGGCGACGGACAAGTGGGGCGCGAGTGCTGCGGCGAAGCTGAAGAGCGGCGCGCTGAAGTCGCCGTTCCGCACCGACGCCGAAGCGAAGGGCTACCCCGAGGGCGCAATCTTCATCAACGTGCGCTCGGAGCAGAAGCCCGGCACCGTCTACCTCTACCCCGACGCGACGACGGGCAAGCCCGCCATCGTGCCGGACGACAAGGTGAAGGAGACGTTCTACGCGGGCGCGACGGTTCGCGCGAGCATCACCGCGTTTGCCTACGACCGGCCGGAGTCGAAGGGTGTCTCGTTCGGGCTGAACAACATTCAGCTTCTCGACGGGACGACACCGCGCCTCGATGGCCGCAAGGCCGCCGTGGACGAATTCGAGGCCGACGCCTCGATGAAGCCCGCGAACATCGACGACGTCGAGTAGTCGCACAGGCCGCGCGGGGTTCGACTCCCCGCGCGGTCCCTGAAAGGAGAAGCACATGACCGAACAGATCGCTCAGAAGATCGAAGAGGAATGCGCCTACTGTGGTGAGGTGGACTGTCAGCACCAGCGCCACACGAAGCAGCATTTCCGCGAGATTGCCGCGCAGGCGGCCGTCGAGCGCGGCGAGTCGCACTACTACAACGTCGACGCGGAAGGCAAGCGTAGATCGCAGGTGCTGGTGAACAACGAGGACTTCCTGCGCGACCTGCTGTGCGCGTCGATGAACCACCCTATCGCGCTTCGGCGCGGTGATTTCAAGACGCTCTCGTGCATCTGCGGGAAGTGGCTAAAGCAGGTGAGCCACGATGACGACGGCATCATCTCGCAGGTCACCGTCGACGCGCTGAACGAAGAAATTCGGCAGCACCGCGCGATTCAGCACGACCTGCGGACGCGCGTCGAGTGGCTGATCGACCAGATCGGATGGAGTGAAGAGGGCTGCTTCACGTTCCCCGACGGGGAAACATGGTGGAAGGAACCGAGCGAATGATCGCGGCCTCTATCGACTTCGAGACATACAGCACCGTCGAGTTGAAGCGCACGGGCGTCTACCCCTACGCGCGCCACTCGGACACCGGCATCTGGTGTATGGCGTGGAAGCTGCCGCACGACGCCGACGTGAGCATCTGGCACCCCGGCCAGCCATTCCCCGAGCGGTTGCAGCAGCACCTCGATGCGGGCGGCGTCCTGCGCGCGTGGAACGCATCGTTCGAGCGCGTGATGTGGAAGCTCTGCGCGCAGCGGCGCTATGGCTTCCCGGCCGTCGCCGACGAAGTGTTCTACTGTACGATGGCCGAGGCGATGGCGATGGCGCTGCCGCGCTCGCTCGAAGCCGCCGCGAAGGTGCTCCGGCTGCCGCAGCAGAAGAACATGGACGGCAAGAAACTCATGTTGAAGATGTGCCGCCCGCGTCGCTTCGACGACGAGGGTAACCCGCAGTGGTGGGCAAGCGAGACGAACCTCGTCGACCCGCTGATCGTCCGGCTGGGCGACTACTGCAAAGACGACGTCCGCACCGAGGAAGCGATTCAGGCGTTCGTCAATCCGTTGAACGCGCGCGAGCGCGAGATTTACCTGCAGACGCAGCGCATGAACGACCGTGGCGTGCAGCTTGACGTCGAGCTTGTCATGGCCGCGCAGGTCGTCGCGCAGCAGGAGATTGACAAGCAGAACGCCATCCTCGCGGAAGCGACGGGCGGCGCGGTCACCGAGATAACGAAGGTCGCGAAACTGAAGGAGTGGCTGGCCGCGACGCAGGGGCTGACGAACGACGATGGCGGCCCGCTCGACTCGCTCGACAAGACCGCCATCAAGGAATTGCTGTCCGACACTTCGTCGCTGACCGGCCCGGCTGTCATCGCGCTGCAGGCCCGGCAAGAGGCGGCGAAGTCGTCGCTGAAGAAGATCGAGGCGATGCTCGACTGCGTGGACCGGGACAGCCGATGCAAGGGGCTGATCCTCTATCACGCGGCCTCGACGGGCCGCGACTCGGGCCAGCTTGTGCAGCCGCAGAATTTCCCGCGCGGCAACGACGTCAAGAATCCCGAGCAGTACATCCAGCAGGTCTTGGAGTGGAAGCCGACGCCGCTCAGGTATCTCGCGGCGATGCTCCGCTCAATGCTGACCGGCCGCCCCGGCTCCGACCTGCTGTGCTCGGACTTCGCGGCCATCGAGGCGCGCGTTCTCGCGTGGCTGGCCGAGCAGGACGACCTCGTCGAGGCGTTCGCGAACGGCTCGCCCATCTACAAGATGATGGCAGCGAAGGTGTACAACTGCGCCGTCGAGGACATCATCAAGCCGAGCGACGCGTACACGCTGGGCAAGTCGCTGATCCTCGGGTGCGGGTTCCAGATGGGCGCGGTGAAATTCGTTAACTCGTCGTGGGACCAGTACGGTCTGCGCGTTGAGCCGACGCTCGCCGAGGACGCCGTGCGCGCCTACCGGACGCAGAACCACAAGATCGTGAGCTACTGGCACGAAGTGAACAAGTGCGCGCTGGACGCCGTCGAGCATCCCGGCGAAACGTTCTACACGCGCGGACGCCGCGTGAAATTCATCAAGCGCGGCGGCTACCTGTGGATCAAGCTGCCGAGCGGCCGGGCTCTTGCCTACGCCGCGCCGAAGATCGTCGACCGGCCGGTGCCGTGGGCGAAGAAGCCGACGAACGCCGAGGAACTGAAGAACTGGAAGCCCGAGACTCGGCCCGCTGTCGAATTCAGCGGCATGAACAGCTACTCGCGCAAGTGGGAGCGCATGGCGCTGTACGGCGGGCTCATCACCGAGAACATCGTGCAGGCTGTCGCGCGCGACTTCCTGATGGACGCCTGCCTGCGGACAGAGGCAGCGGGCTACCCCATCATTCTGCGCGTGCATGACGAGCTTGTCGCCGAGCGGAAGCTGGGCGAGGGCTCGCTCGAAGAATTCGAATCACTAATGAAGACCGTGCCGGAGTGGGGCAAAGGCTGCCCCATCTCGTGTGAGTCGTGGCGCGGGTTCCGCTACCGCAAATAGGAGCCGCAATGGCAACCATGAAAAAGTTCTACTTCATGCGCGAACAGCGCGCGGCCGAGATGGCCGAAGACGAAGAGTCGGCGCGCCTCATGCTCGCCGAAGTCTACGGTGACGACACCGAGGACTTCATCCTGATGGACGTCAAGGACATGATCGAGATTGCGCCGGGCGAGTGGAAGGTGTTCGGCCAATGACCTTGTTCCCCGTGATGCTGTTCGAGCGCGGCTACGCCGACCTTATCTCGGTGATTCCGCCGAAGGCGACGCTCTCGCCGAACAGCAAGATCGCTGCCTCATCGCTGGGCAAGTCGCCCGGCGTCCGGTACGACAACGGAACGTGGGGCGGCTACAACTGGCGCGCGCATCGCGCGACGCTGGCTGACATCCAGAAGTGGGCGCAGGCTGGGGCGAACGTCGGCCTGCGCGCCGGGAATTTCCCCGGCCTCGACATCGACTCGCTCAATCCGACGATTGTGGCGAAGGTGATCGAGCTTGCCCGCGCCGTTCTCGGGCCCGCGCCCGAGCGCGTGGGCCGCGCCCCGAAGACGCTGCTGATGTACCGCACCGATGAGCCCTTCGCGCGGATGCGAATCACGCTCGAAGGTGAGACGTCGAGCGGGAAGCCCGAGACGCACCTCATCGAGATGCTCGGCGAGGGGCAGCAGTACCTCGTTCACGGCATTCACGCGACGACGCTGCGCCCGTACCAGTGGGACCGGGAGCCGCCCCCGGCCGCAGACCTGACGCCGGTCTCAGCCGAGAAGGTGAACGCGCTCTTCCTGCAGATCAAGGAACACTACGAGAAGCTGGGCTTCACCGTCCGCAGGGAAGGCAACGGAAAGAAGCAGGACCGCACCGGCGCGCAGGACCAGACCGCGCTGCGCGCGCCGAGCATCGACGCGCTGCGGTTGGCGGTGTCAGCGATACCGAACAACAGCGCGTTCAAGGACCGCGACGCGTGGATCAAGATGGGCTACGCGATTCGCGCGGCCTGCGGTGACGACCTCGAAGATGGCTTCGAAGTCTTCGCCGAGTGGTCCGAGCGGTGGGAAGACGGGACCAACGACCCCGACGACGTCCGCGCCAACTGGAACCGGATGACCGGCAGCTACAGCGTTGGCTGGCCGTGGATCGCGGAGAAGGCGCGCGGGTTCGGATACAATGACGCGCAGGACGACTTCACGGCGGACCCGAACGCGGTCGCGCCTGCCGTCCCCCCTACGCCGCCCGCTGCCGGGCCGATGAGGATGTCAGATCAGTGGCTCGCCGAGCGGGTACTTCGCCGCATCGGTGACCGACTGCGCTACGTCGCGGCACGCGCGGCGTGGTATGTGTGGGACGGTTCGTATTGGGCACCGGACGCTTCGGAGCGCGCGCTGTGGACTATCGGCGACGCGCTACGTCAGATCAGCATTCAGGAGACAGCGACGGCAACGCAGGGCCGGGCGGCGCAGCAGGACGCGAAGCTCATGGAGTCACAGAACACGCGCCAGCGCGTGGCGTCGCTCGTGCGCTCCGACCCCAGCATCGCCGTGGAGATGGAGTCACTCGACGCGAACGCGTGGCTGCTCAATACGCCGGGCGGCGTCGTCAACCTGAAGGATGGCACGGTGACCCCACCGCTGCCTGAAGACCTGCACACGAAGATGACGGCGGTCGCGCCCGAAACGCGGGAGCCGACACTCTGGCTGAAGTTTCTGCGCGAGACGACCAACGGAGACGACGCTCTCATTGCCTACCTGCAGCGGCTCGCGGGCTACTGCCTCACCGGAGTGACGGTGGAGCAGGTCCTCGTCTTCATCTGGGGACCGGGCGGCAACGGGAAGTCGGTCTTCCTGAACGCTATCAGTGAGGCGCTGGGCGACTACGCGACGGTGTCGACGATGGACGTCTTCAGCGCGAGCAACATGGACCGGCATACGACGGACATCGCGGACCTGATGGGCTCACGGCTCGTGACGGCCAGCGAGACGCAGTATGGAAGACGGTGGGACGAGCAGCGCCTCAAGGTGCTGTCCGGCGGTGAGCGCGTCAAGGCGCGCTTCATGCGGCAGGACAACATGATGTACCGGCCGACGTTCAAGCTGCTCTTCTCCGGCAACGCGCAGCCGCACATTCGCTCGCTCGACGAGGCGATGCGTCGCCGGATTCACATGGTGCCGTTCACGCAGAAGCCAGCCGAGCGCGACTCACTGCTCGGTGACAAGCTGCGCGCGGAGTACCCAGCCATCCTGCACTGGATGATTCAGGGATGTCTCGCGTGGCAGAAGCAGGGCCTGACAGCGCCGGAGTCGGTGCTGGCGCAGACGAAACAATACTTCGAGAACGAGGACCTCATCGGCCGCTGGATCGACGACTGCTGCGACCGCGCCGAGGGGCTCGACTCGACGGCGGGGAAGCTCGCCGAAAGCTGGAAGGAGTGGTGCGGCCTGAACAACGAACGACCGGGCCGAATTCAAGACCTCATGCAGCAACTTCGCTCGCGCGGATTCACCGTAACGAAAGACATCCAAACGCGCGTCGTTCACGTCGCAGGGCTCGCGGTCAACAGGGCCGCAGAGATGGGGGACCTATGATGACGATAACGGGCGAGCACGTCACCGCGACAAGCGGTGCGCCCTCGCTCGAAGCGATGGCTCTCGGGCTGTCGCGGACGTTCCGCTTCGCGGGGCAGACGCTGCTACCGTGGACCGTCGCGGACCACATGAACTGCTTGGCGCGCTACATCAGGCGCGTCCACGGCCCGTTCCGCAGCAGGCTCACGCTGCTCCTGCTGCTGCACGACGCGCACGAGTCGATGACCGGCGACGTGCCGACGTCGTTCAAGACGCCGGACATGAAGGCGCTGCAGAAGGACCTCGACCAGCGCATCTTCGCTTCGCTCAACGTCGCATTGCCGAGCGAGAGCGAGAAGGTGGAGATTCGGTACTTCGACGAGATGGCGCTGCTGTCGGAAGCCGATGTCCTCTGCCCGCGCGCGACCTATGACAAGCTCGTCGAGGATCGCGAGCGGATGTCGAACGCCATCTACTGCGACGTCATCGCGGAGTATCTCCACGAGGACATCGACGGATCGAGCGCGTGGCTGCAGGACGTGCAGGCGCTGGTTCATCATCACGCGCGCGCGATTCAGGTGGCGATATGAAGACGCTGCGCGAGATGCAGAAGGCGGCCTACGCCAACTCGAAGGCGCACGGATTCCATGACGGACTCTTCGAGACGTCGCCGAGTGAAGTGACGGCGAAGCTGATGCTCGCCGTTGGGGAGCTATCCGAGGCGGTCGGAGAGATTCGGAACGGACACCCCTACGACAAGGTGTACTTCAAGGATGGCGGGACGAAGCCCGAGGGATTCGGCATCGAGCTTGCCGACGCCATCATCCGTTTGCTCGACACGGCCGAGATGGTCGGCGTCGATCTTCAGGACGCGGTCACCCTGAAGCACAACTACAACCTGACACGGCCGCACAAACATGGGGGCAAGGTCCTGTGAGCCAACTCGAAGTCCAGCAACCCTACGCCGACGGCGTGGACCCACTGCAGAATCCGAAGGATCGCATCGGAGTGACGAAGGTGCCGCTGTGGCTCGTCCCCAGCGCGGGTATCATTCACGAGGCGATGGGCTTCTCTGACGGCGCGGTGAAGTACGGGCCGTACAACTGGCGCGCGAAGCAGGTGCTCGCGACCATCTACGTCTCGGCCGCGCTGCGCCACATCTACCAGTACCTCGACGGGGAAGACTTCGACGGGGAGAGCGGCGCGCACCACCTCGGGCACGCGCGCGCGTGCCTCGGCATCATCCTCGATGCCGAAGCCACCGGCAACCTGAAGGACGACCGGCCGCTGCCGTCCAATACGGCCGGGCTGCTCTCGGCTCTGAGGAAAGTGCTCTAGCAGGAAGGGTGTTGCATGAACAGGGCCCGTTGCTCACTTTGAGCAACGGGCCCTTTCTACTTTAGAAGAGCGGGATTTTCTTGTGGACGAACAGGTCGAGGATGTCGTTCGGTGCGACGCCTGTATGCTGCGCGGTGCGCCCGACCGCGTCCTCGAAGATTTGCCAGAACTCCGGTCGCGCGCGATTCAAGCCGAAGACGCCGGTGCGCGGTCCAGCCCCGCCCCACTGCGCGGCCTGTACGGCCGCCGTCGGGTCGCGACCGGATGGCACTCTGACCAACCCCTGATCGGCGAACTCCGCAGCTTTCTCCGCGAACGCCTGCGAGTACGGGTCCCAGAACACGCCCATGTCGGGGCTCTTGTAGCTTCCGTTCAGCGGAAGACCGTAGTCGATGGCCGCGCGCTTCCCGTGGATGTCGAGCACATGGCGTGCCCAATCACCTCCGAGTGCGAACGCGTAGGGCTGCGCCTTTGGCGCGTTCTCAATCGGCAGCACACCGCCGTTCTGTTCGAGCAGCCGTAGCATCTTGCCAACCTGCGTTGGATAGAGCGGGCTGAATCCCGGCGAGTACATCGGCGATGTCGGGTTCGCCGTCCTGAAGTATTGGTAGCCCGCGTTGCGAAGGTTCGGTACCGGTGGCGTCTGTATCGACGTCGGGCCCATGAAGCCCATCAACTCGTTGAAGGCCGCCGAGCCCGCGTCGGTCCCGAGTCGGCTGATGAACTCGCGATAGATCGGATCGGTGTTGTACCAGTAGTCGAAGCCAAGGTCCGCGCCGCGCCGCACGTCTTCGGCGAAGAGCGGATTGTCGAGGACATGCCGCGCGATGTCGTAGCGACGCCGCCACTCACCGCGCTTCAGCGGAGTTGGTAGCCCCTCGGTGCCGCCGAGGATTTCGCTCTGTGGTACGCGCAGGATCGAGCCCGGCTCCGCGTAGTTGAGCGCGAAACCCGACTCGGGACGCCCGTGCAGCTTCTCCATCGGCGCGATGTTCGGTACGCCCTCGCTCGGGTCGAACAGTGAGCGAAGCAGCCCGACCGGCCGGTCATTCACGCGCGCGGCGCTGAGCAGGTCCGTCGGCACCGGGAATTCCTGCGCGTGATTGAACGGATTCATCAGGTCCGACGAGTGAAGCTGCGTATACTGCGACGCGAGTCGTGGGGCCTGACCGGTTGCTCCGGCCATTGTTCGCGCTTCCTCGCGCGTGATCTGACGCCCGCGCGTTGTTTGGAAGCCTTCGGAGCCTCGGATCGTCGCGTTGCCGCGATTGCGCTCGATGGCTGCACGGCCCTCGGGCGTTGCGCGGAGCGCCTCTCCGGCCGCCTCGCTCGCGAGCGCATGATTGGCTCCCGTGTAGTAGTTGCCATCCGCGCCCTGCACCGATGGCATTTTGATCCGTTCGGGCACAATCGACGGATAGTCGCCCATCAGCGCCTCAGGCCACAGCGCGGCCTTCTGCTCGCTGAACGGACGCGTTGGGGCGGGAACGTCCTTGTGCGGGCCGTAGTTGAACCACGAATTCTGCCCGCGCGTCTCGGTCGCCATGACGCGGCGCGCTTCCGGCGAGTACATCTGCGCGTGCGAGCGGAACGCATTCTCTTCGCCGCGCGCATTGAATGACACCTCGTCAACGCCGTGGCCCACAATCTCATGGACTGCGCGGAAGAGGTTGTTCTGCTCATTCGTCATCAGCGGGTGAGTCTGGTCACCCTGCGTCTTGTAGACCTTGATGTGATGATTCTCGCGCAGGTCGCGCAGCATCGCCTTACTGCCGCCCTTTGATGGCGGATACGGATCGTAGTCGACGAACTCCCACGAGTACCCGGCGTTGCGGAGTGCTTCCGCCTGCGCCATAGTCTCGTCGTTGAACGCGCGGTAGGCGCGGACGACATCAGGATTCGTCGGGTCTGACTTCAGGTTCTCGTAGGCTTCCGCCATCTGCGTTGCCGCACCCTCATCGACCTTGTCGATGCGCGGCAGCCCCTCGTCGCCGCCCATGCTGCGGCGGAACATCGTGCGGACGTCCTGAAGGGTGTTGCCGGTGCCGCCAAGGATCGACGGAGCGCCCTCGGGCAAGAATGGAGCGCGGGGAGTGAACGCCGGAGCTTCAGCGGCGCGCGCCTGATCGAGGCGGCGCAGGAGACCCATGACGTCGACGGGCGTGTGCGCTTCACGGGCCGGACCTGCCTGACGCGCAGCGCGCTCGGCATCACGTTCGGCCTGCGCGGCGCGACGGCGCTCATAGGTTGGGCGGTCGAGGCCTTCCTTCGGAAGGTTGGGGTCCGGTACCGCGCGCTCGGAAGCCAGCCGCGCGCGAGCGCGCGCGCGAGCCCCGGCGCGCACCTCGGCCTTGCGGCCAGCGCGAAGCAGCATCGCGTTCGCGACCTGCTCGGTCGCATTGCGTGCGATTTCGCGCGGAGCGACCTCGTTGTCGACGAGGCGCGGGTGCCCGTTGTTCCACTCCCACAGTCCGCCGCCCTGCATCGCGCGCTGAGCGTTGTACCCCATCGTCGCCATGCCCTGCGCGGCGTCGCGGATGGTCTCGATGGGCCCGAGCGGTTCACCGCGCCCGCGTCGCCGCAGCGCGCGATGAATCTCAGCGTCTACATCGACGCCCTGCGATTCGAGTGCCTTCCGTGTCTCAGGGTCGCGCAACTCTTCGAGTGTGTACGAGCCGATGCCCTGCAGGAGATTGATAGGAAACATGACGAGGCCCTTGGCGGTATTCCAAAGGCCTTCGCCAATCCCCGACGCGACCTCATCGGCCGTGCCGGGGACGTACTCATATCGCGGCTCGCCGAATCGGTCGTAGCCAACAATCCTGCGCTTTGGTTTGTCCGGCACGTTAATGCCCCGTCGTGTCCTGCTGGAAGAATGGATTCGTTAGCTGTGGAAGCACGCCGCCCATCGACGCGCCCACGTTGCCTGCGTGCATATACCACGGGCTCAGGCCATGCAGGTAGTCGAGATGCCCTGCGAGCGGGCGCGGAGTGTAGAGGGGCCCGGCCATCTGCCGCGCCGCGCGCTGCGCGCGCTGCCACGGCTCGCCGCCCATCTCCTGCAACATCTCACTGTGCAGCGTGACCTTATTCTCGACCGGCACACCGGACGAGCGTGCCGCGCGCGACAGTCGACGCTCCATTGCCGCGAGGCGACTGGCGCGTTCAGCGAGCGGGCCGTAGGCCGCACGAGCTTCCGCCATTCCCTCGCCACCGGCGTCGATGGTCTGCTGCAATTCCTTCGCCCATCCGCGATAGCGCGCGGCGCTGCCGCCGCGACCGGCGCGCTGCATACGGCGCGCTTCAGAGACAAGCTCCTGACGGATGTCTTCGAGGACGCGGCCGGTAATCGGTTCGCCCGCAGTGATCGCTTGCTCGGCGAGCATCCGGCCCATGATGCGCTTCAGCGGTTTCGTGTTGAGAATGTCTGCGACGCGCTGATTCTGCAGCGGCTGCTGCAGATTCTCCCACGGCGCACCAGCGGCAACCTTCGCCTGCTGCGCGGCCTGTAGCTCGGAACGGACGCGCGTCAGCGCCTCAGTCGTCGCTTCGGCGCTCGCGCGACGAATCTCCTGACCGAGTCGACCGAAGGTCGTGCCTTCCAATTCCGCGAGCATCGGGTTCGGAGTACCGGACGCGCGAACGGCTTCAGTGAGACCCGGCTCACGACCGGCCGCCTCGAACGCCTTTTCCAAACGGAGCGCGCCCGGTTCGCGCATCGCGAAGAGGCGCTTACCCATCAGACCGGGGACCATACCGAGCCCGGCACCGACGAGTGTGTTGACTCCGATTGGGACCGCATTCTCGCGGTAGTTCTCGATGTTCTGCTCGGGCAGGTCCGCCAGCGAGCCGAAGAGCGAGAGCCCGCCCCCGACCGCACCGCTCTTCAGAATCCCCATCGGGCCACCCGTGCCACCGGTCGCAAGACCGGTCGCTGCGCCACCCCAGAACTCGGGATTCAGCACACCGCCATTGCTCGACAGCTTCGCATTTTCAAGGTACTGCCGCTGCGCGTCGCGCGCGGCGCGGAACGTCTCGCCGTAGCCCGGCGAGCCCGGCTGATTCGTCTCGCGCCCGCCGAAGAGCTTGCGTCCCATCGCGAGCAGACCCTGAAGCTCATCGGACGAACCCAGCGTCATGCCGTGACCGACTCGAACGGTGCGTGCGAGCGCCCCGCGCTCTGCCAGAGACAGATCGCCGGGATCGACCGGCCGCATCCCCATGCGGTCGAGTCGCTGGATCATGTTCGAAAGCTCTTGGAAATTCCGAATGGGCGAAGTCGCCGCGTTGCCTGCACCCGCGACATTCTCCGCAATCCACTGGTCAATCTCCGCGCGCTTGAAACGCCGCTTTGTCACCGGATCGACGAGGCGGCCATGATTCAGGTCGACGGCCTTGTCGTAAATCTGGCGAAGCGCCGCGTAGTAGCTGTTGTCCTTCGCTTCGCCAAGGTCGACAGACCCCAAGCGGAGTGAAGCAGCGGGCGGCGTCCCCGGCCCGACCGAAGCAGCGGCCGGGGGCGACGTCATCGTGTTATCTGGGTACGGCATTGTCGATCCTCGTCACTACAGGGTTGCGGTGCGGGCCGAACGACGGCACCTCACCGATGAAGTCCCACATCCGCTTGAACGCGTCGGCGTTCGGGTACGCGAGGTGGTACTTCCGCTGCAGATCGTCAACCACGCCCTGCTGCTCATCCGACAACTGCGTAATCATCGGGTCGAGCGTCCGCAGCAACTCATCGCGCTGCGCCTTCGTCATCGTATCACTTTCCGTCAGCGACCCGAGCAGCTTCATCAGCGGGCCGATGAGGTGAATATGTTCGAGCGCCCCGAGCCCGCCCTCGCTCTTCGCGAGAGCCGTTCGGGTGTTCAGGATTCGCTGCGCGGCCTGATAGAGCGTGACGCTGTTCGTGTGCGACAGGTCCGCACTCCGTAGACGATTGATCGTCGTGACGTCGCGACGAATGTCCGCCCACGGCTCCAACCGGCGCATCGACTCCGCGTACAACTGCGCGCCGTCCGGCGTCTGCAATTCCTTCGGGAATTGCCCGAGCACCGTGCCGTCGCGCGGATCGTAGATCAGGTCGCCATGAACGCCGACGTTCGGCGTCCGCAGCGAGGTGCGAAGGTCGGCCGCAGCTTTCGCTTCATCCATATAGCCGCCCGCCTGAAGAGCGTTCGCCATTGCGAGCAGCCGGTCGTCGCGCTGCCGGTCAGTCTCGCCGGGCTTCGCGCGATACTGCGCGATGATTTGCTCCGCGCCATTCTGCTGTTCGAGCTTCTGCTGCATCAGCCGAAGCTGCATCCCGTTCTGCGCGACGGACGCGAGACGCTGCGACCACGCGTTCGGGTTCAGTGCTTCCGCGAGGTTGGCACCGAGACCCGGCATCGTTCCCTGAGGGTACGGCCGCTGCCCTGTGGACAACAGCGAGAGCCCGGCGCTGCGGAGAGCCATGCGGCGCTCTTCGTCAAGCTGCTCGGGCGGAATGATTCCTTCGTAGGCCCCAGCCGGATAGAGCGCCTTCAGCAGCCCGCCGAACAGCGAGCTTGACGGCTTCTCAGTTTCGGGCGAGGCCATCGGGCCTGCCATCGGTGCGGTCATCTTTATTGTCCAAACCCGGTGGGCCCAAGACGGAAGCCCTGACCGAACGTCGGAAATTCAATCGGTTGCCCGCCCGGCACATAGCCCGGCAGGAAGGACGCGGCCGGTGCGACCGGCGACTTCGGCCCGCCGCCCGCGAAGCTCAGACCCGTCATCGCGCCGCCGAGCATACTCTGGAAGAAGCCCGGCTTCTCCGTCGGCGTCGTCGACTTCGTGTAGAGGGGCTGGCCGAAGCTCGACTGCAGCATCTGCAGCGCGCCCATGTTCCAGTTACGCTGACGGTCGGTCAGGTACTGCCCGTAGCCTGCGCCCGCCTGCGCGGCGTTGAAGCCGAGCCCCGCGCGCGCGAGCAGATTGCCGCGCAGCGACTCGAACGCGTTCATGGCGTTCTGCGACTGCAGGTTGTTGACCTGCGAGAAGTCCGGCCCGAGCGCGCGCGAGCGCGCACCGAACGTTGCGCCCGCCGCCATGCGCTTGTTGTAATCGTTGCTGAGATTGGCCCGCATCTGATCGTACATCGGGTTCATCGCCGCGAGGTACGGGTTCATCTGCGACATCATCGCGGCGGGGTCCGACATCGCACGCATCGCATCGAGCCCCATGCTGCCGAAGCCCTGAATGCCGGAGAGCGCCTGCAGGAACGCTGGGTCGAGCGCGGCCATTGGCTGGCCCGCGTAGCCCATCGCCATGTCGCGCATGTTGCGGATGTAGGCTTGCGAATTCGGATCGAGCGACTGCATCGTCTCCTGCGGCTTGTTGCTGCCGAAGAGCGAACTCAGTCCGCCGAGTGCCGCGCCGATACCCGCGCCAACGAGAGGAGCTACCATTGCTGTCCCTTACCTTTTTCCTGCCGGGATAACGCCGAGCTTCGGAATGCCCACACGCCAATCCGTCGCGACCACTTCGTCCACCCTGAGTCGAACCTGTCGTGCCGTCAGCCGCGTCGGGGTGGGCTCGCTCGCGGTGAAGGGTCCTACCTGTCGCTCGGTCGCAGTCGGATGGAATGCGCCGAAGAGAGTCATCGAGACATCGCCCAGCGTCTTCTCGTCTGGGATGATGCGCTGCACGCGCATCGCCTGCTCGCCCTCACCGATTTCGATGGGGCCGCTCTCCGCGAAGACCGTCATGCCGGTGCGGTTCGCGCCGTACTCGTGCTCGATCAGGTTGCCGCTGTCGTCGGTCAGGAGCGGATACTCGTACACGCCCCGGTCGATGCCGCTGGATCGCGGCAGGTCGCCGATGATCCAGTGATCGTCCTTGTAGTTGTAGCCGACGTACTGATCGTTCTCGTAGGTGGTCCGGTCCTTCGAGGGATAGGTCCACCAGACTTCGTTGAACAGCGTCATCGGGATCGCTTGCACTTTCGCGCGCTGCGACTGGTCAAGCTGGCCGAAGACATGGTCGAGGACGTCGCAGCGCATCGGCTTCAGCGCACCGTCGTACTCGAAGAACTTGCCGTAAGACATCCAGAAGATTCTATCGCCGAGCACCGCGCACGCCTGCGGGCCGACGATGCCGCAGTTGTCACCAAGCTGCTCGAACGCGTAGACGTCCGTGCCGCCGACATACGTCATCGCGAACACGTCGACGTCGGTCCAGAGAATCGTCTGCCTGCGCGTCCGTCGGCCGCACACAAGGCGACCCTTCGTCGGCAGGTCGACCTCGTTCGCCTGATTGGTTTCCAGAATCTCCCAATCCGTCAGCGACTCGATGTCCGGCCACTTCACGCGCCGCGCGATGCCGTCCGCGCCGAGCGCCACGATGAAGTGTTCGGGTGTGACGACGACGGCGGTGTTACTCACCGGTGCGGTCGCATCAACCTCGGCCATGTCGCCGCCGCCGGGAGCACCGACGAGTAGGCGGCCGTCGACAGTGTGGCACGCGACGTACTTCTCACCGAAGTTGTCGATGGTCCACGTCGCCGGAGCGACGAGCGTCAGCGCGCCCGAGCCCGTGCCGTAGTAGCCCGCGCCGAACAGACCCGAGCCGTAGTTCCCTGCGACGAACGCGCCGTTGACGAACTCGTCGCCGGTGCCGGTTGCCAGATCGGATGGCGTGACATCTTCGAGCGTGCCGTCGGTGTACAACCACATCTTCGTGTGGGTGCCGATGGCTGCGTGCGAGACGCCGTCATTATCGCGCCAGCCGTACATCGCGCGCGGCTTCCCCGTCACTGCGAGGTTGACCGCGCTCGAATCCTTGACGTTACGCCAGCCCCCAATGGGGCCCATGATGCCCTCGTTCCAGCGCACACCATTGGCATCGTACCAGCGATTCTTCGCCTGATAGCGCGTCCCGTTCCGATAGACGCCGGGCGGAAGGCGCAGACTTATCGTCCTCTCGATCATTGCGCCGCCTCCCAGCGGACAAACTTCGACTTTCCTTCAACGCGACGCACACGAGCAAAAACGCCAAAGCCTTCTCGGCCCCCGCCCCCATTGGTGTTGCCCTCAATGGTCTCGTAGCTGTCACCCGTCACTCGCGTGACGATGCCGACGTGAGCGAATCGCCGGAGCGACTCGTTCCACAGGATGAACAGGTCACCGACGGCCGGTCGGTCCTGAAGGACTCCCGGCTTCGAGGCGGCCCATGCTGCGAGCACTGCGACGCCCGCCGTGCGCGGACACGGCCATCTGTGACCTACTGCCTGTCGGCCCATCTGGCCGACGAAGGCCATGCACCACGGGAACGCGCCTGCGGGGTCCAGCCCCGCCTCACGAATCCAGTAGTCGATGCACAGGCCCCGGTTGCTATTCTTCGGAGACTCGACAACACCGAGGTATCGTCTCGCCTCGGCAATCAACGCGTCAGTCTGTTGGCTCATGGTCGCCCCCACCGAGCGCACGCCGTTCGAGTATTGCCTTCGCTTCGTCGCGGATCGCGCCGACTTCAGCCTCGGCTCCGCGACGGTTCAGCCACGCCGTGATTCCCTTCAGCCCGTAGGGCAGGGCCATCGACAGCGAGCCCCACGCGAGCAGGAAGGTCCACGGTGCGCGGATGTGAACGAAGTACGCGAACCAGCCTAACCCGCCCAACCATGAAACGGTCGCGACCATCTTGTAGTGATTGTCGAGACCAAGCAGTTCTCTCAGCGTGTCGTTTCTCATCTCCACTCTTTCAGTGAGTCGGGCGCGGTCTCGAAGCGGGTGAGTGGGGTTCCCACAAACGTCCGCTGACCCCGACTACTTGTTTTGCGCCACGCAGCGAAGCGGTGTGTCGAGCTTCGCCTGCAGGCAGATCAGTGTGTCCAGCTTTCGGTTCGTCTCGCGCGCCTGTAGCTCGTGCTCGCGAAGTTCCGATGCGACGGCCTCGACCTTGCCCGGCAGCTTTGAGAAGCCGAGGACTCCGACGAGGACGCCGACCGTTATGACGATAGTCGTCACGATTGCTTTGATGTCGCCCGCATGAGCGGCGACTTTCGCGAGAGTGAGCATTAGTGCAACACCGCCGCGAGCCACGTCTTCGTGGCGAGAAGGTTCCGAGTGTTCGCGCCCGCGTAGGTCTGCGCGCGCAAGCGATAGACGGCCGCGCCGTCTGGATCGTTCACGAACGCGCGCACCTGAATGCGGAAGCCCGTCGACAGCCCGTTCTGCGAGTCGAGGTGGACCCACGACTCCGCGAGGATGTTGCTGGACCCGTCTTCGATCCACGCGCGCACCGTCGCGGCGTTGTCCGGTGAGGGGTCACCGCCCGCGTCGATGGCGACCTGTCCAATCAATTCGAGCAGGTGGTCGTCGAAGTCGTCGGCGGGCACCCTGATGCCCGTCGAGGACAACTGCCACGTTCCGACATCATAGTCCGTCGGCGTGCCCGTGAAGACCACCGACGTCGCGCTGTTCGCACCGATTGACTGGTCCGACGCGAGGTGCATCTTACACCGGCGCGGATATGCAGCGGCAACCTTCGCCTCAGTGACGGCATCGTCCGCCAGCTTGGCGGTCGTGACGTTCGCGTCGAGAATCTTCGCCGTGGTCACCGAGTCGGCCTGCAGCATCGAAGCTGCGATGGTCAGGGCGTCCTGCACGCCGTGATGCACGCCGTAGACCGTGGTGCCGTTGTCGAGCGTGAAGAATTCGAGCAGCGAGGCCGGGCCGAGCGTCGGTGCGACGCCGGAGAGCCAAGTGATGCCCGAGAACGTCGTCGTGTAGTCGTCGCCGTCGATGACGAGGACCCACATACGCTGGGCCGCAAGCAATCCGCTCGTGTCGGCCCGCCACGCGGTCGTGCTGATCGCTGTGTTCTGGTTTACCGTGACCTTGTGGACCGTGGCGAGCGTCGCCGAGAGAACCGTTGAGGCTCCCGACGTCGTCACCGCCTTCCGCAGGATCGCTGGGATACCGAGCAGCGAGTCGTAGCTGTCCGCGTCCGAGTTGAGCTTCGTGCCCCAAGTGCCGGACGAGCCGCCCACCTCGGGTTTGACGAACGCGTAAATTGTGGTCGTCGTATCAGACATTAGAAGCTCCTCGGCAACTGAATGCGTTTCCTGCTAGCCGAGAACTGCGCGCGCTCGCGCTCCTTGTTGACCTCGGCGATGGCCTGCGTGAAGCGATTCTCCCACAGCGGGAGCCGCTCGTCATGCTCGTAGTATGGCGCGGTCTCGACGAGCGTCCCGTACATGTACAGGTCGGGATGCCGGAGATAGAGCCCGTTCACCGTGTTCGCGTCGAGCGCGGGCAGGTCGCGGATGAACTCGAAGTCGACCTTGTAGCTCCCGTCGATGACGACACGCGGGTGTAGATAGAGGAAGGCACCGTGCGCCGCCTCGGCCCCGCCGACGTCGGGGTCGACGAGGAAGCTGTCCATCTGGGGCACGATGACGGCCTTGTTCGCGCGCCCGTTGCCGACCGACGAATTCAGCGCCGTGAATCCGCGCCACGCGGACGGCGTCACGATTTCGATTTCACCGTGCGCGTCGTCCGTCGCGTTCCACATCGTGGTCACCTCGCGAACGTAGTTCGGAAGCTCCATGGGGTACGCCGTGACCGACAGCGGGTTGCCGCTGTTCGCGAGGCTGTAGATTTGGCGGAACCACTCCTGCTGTCGCCGGATGCGGGCTTCGCAGAGTGCCACCCACGTCGGAAACCGCGCGATGGCATCATCGTCATCGGTGCGGTCCAGCCACGCGAGGACCTCGTCCTGCAGGTCCTGATAGGTTTCGAACTGTGCCATCGTCCCTCTTACGCCAGAGTGATGATTCTTGACTGCTGGCCCAACTCTGGGTGCTGGGCCAAGTATTGTTCCGCGTGTGGGGCCATGTAGGCGAACTCACCGAGGTGAGCAATCTCCTTCGAGATTTCGTGATCGAGGATCAGCGGCACTCCGGCCTCTTCGAGCTTGAGACAGAAGTAGACGTCCTCGCCCATATGCCCGCCCGGCTTCCCGCTCGGCTGAATCTGCGGGTTGTAGCCCACCATGAAGTAGGGCTTCGACAGCTTCTCGCGGATCATGTCCGTCCGCAGCAGAATGACGCCGAACCCGATGGCCGCGATGCGCTGCGTCGCCGGTGACTGCGCGGTCGTATACGCGCGCATCCCGTAGTCCTTCGAGTCAGTGAACGCGACCGGCCGGAACGGCTCGCCGCGCTCAGTGTAGTTCGCGCAGACGGCGGGCGCGTGATGGTTCAGCATCCTCGGGATGAGATTCTTCGGGAACCGCATGTCCGAGTCGAGAAACAGAATGTGCGTGATGCTCTCGTGCGCGAGTACCGTATCGACCAGATTCTCGCGCTGGCGCGGGATCAGCGAGCCCTTCGCCATGATGATCTTCAAGTCGATGACGTCGGACAGATTCAGCGCGGTCCACGCCATCATTCTCGCTAGATCGTAGGCGAAGAAGGTCTTCACTTCGTCGCCGCACGGGATGCAGATTGCCACGACCGCCTTCGGCGGCTTCACGGGCTCGGCCTGCTCCGCTTGAATCACTGTCTCGTCCCCGCTCATTGTCCCCACTCCTTAGACCTTCATGTTGTTGGTTCGCCACGCGCGGTTATCTGGGTCGTTCAGCCACGCGCGCAGCTTCTTCTGATCGTCGATGATGCCCTTCTGCTTCAACTCCATGTAGATGTTCAGAGGGACGCTCGCAACGCGACGCATTCCGCTGGACTTGTTGGGCGAGGCGTCCGAATTCTGCAGCGCCTTGTTCATCTCGACCAAGTCTGTGACGTCCTGCTCGTCCGTGATGGTGAATTGCTCGGTCTGCGGGTCCCAATGGAACCGCTGGACCGTTTTCGTCAGTGCATCGACCTCGAAAAGTATGCCGCTCATCTAGAACCTCACCGAGAACACGTTCAGGGTGACGCCCACGCCCACTCCGAGCGCAGGTTTTCCGTTTGACTGCACGCCAACGACGCCCGCGAAGACGCCGACGCCGATGTTCGGGCCGACAATGCGCGGGTACAGCTTCGGCCGGGCGTCGAGCGCGCTCTTCAGCGCCTGATTCGAGGCCTGAAGGAGCGTGATCTGACCGGCGCGAGCCTCATTCTGCTCGTGCAGCAGCGAGATTTCTCCGTCTTGTGAGGCGATGACCGCGTCGCGCGCCGCAATACTCGGGGCGCAGGACGTGTCGGGATGAGAGACTGAATCTGCGACAGCGACCTCGCGCCTCGCGACGGTCGTCTGCCGGTGCTGCTTGCCCAATCTATCTTCCAGAACGTTCACGCGGTCCTGCAGCATGTCGACCTCGACCTGCTTCGCGTGTTGGAAGTCGAGCGCGAGGCGGGCCTTTGCCTCGAACTGCTCAGCGCGGCGGTAGAACACCTGCCCGAGACGGCCCGCGACGAGCGCGACCGCGACGGCGACGACTGCGATGCTCCACGAAACCTTGCCGCTCATGCTATCCCCTCAGGAACAGCCGGACACGGCGGGCCATTCGGCCCGCCGCGCCCTGCTGGATTAGTCGCGAAGGTTGGAGACGGTGGTAGCGGTGCTGGTGACCATTTCTTTGCAGTGAGCGACTTGCCCCTGCGAAGCGACCGAGAAGTCGTAGGCCACGAGAACCTCGGTGGTGCTCGGGTTCCCGATAACGATTCCGGCTTCGGTGACACCCGTATCGCCAGAGGCGATGAAGGTGACTACCGCGCCGGGGGACTGAGTGGCTGCCATGGTAGGTTATGTCCTTTCTGGCTTACGCCACAGTCAGGTCGGCGACGAGGCCGAGAGCCTGTTCGTTTTTGACCTTGAGCCCGTACTCGCCGAGCAGCATCCGCTTCTCCGCGTCGCCCGTCTTGCTGAGCGGCTCGGTGAAGAACGGACGGAAGTAGGCGACCTCGATGTAGTTCCAGTCGATCAGGAACGCATCGCGGGGGCGCTGGAAGCGGTTCGGCACGACGCTGATCGGCCCGCCGAAGTCACCGACGTAGAAGTCAGCCGCGCCGATGATGGCCGCAGGCTTGACCGCCGTCTGCTCGATGGTCTTCGTGGCGATACCGTCGAAGCCCGACACCTGCTGCTTGTTGAACCCGCCGACCATCAGCGTGCTGAATTCCGCGCCGCTGTCCCAGCCCTGAAGCAGAACGTCCTGCAGCAGAAGCTCGGTGAACGTCCGCTGCGTACCGTTGGTACGGACAGACGTCGGGATGTTCGTGTAGATCGGGTTCGCGCCGTTCGAGGCCTTGTTGACGTTCGTTTTGATGAAGGCGAGGATGGAACCAGTCTTGCGCGGAGCGGAGTCATCGACACCGGCCGACGCGGCCTGATTCTCCAACAGAATCGACTCGACGTCGCGCTTCAACTCGGCGCTTTTCTTCGCCATGTTGAAGGCCAACTCGTCCGAGCGGCCGTACTTCTTGGCCTGCTGGTTCGAGCCCGAGACGGCGGCGGTCTTCCGGCTGATCTGGCAGTAGTTGCCCAGACGAGTCGTCGGAACGGACGCATCGACTTCGTCGATGTCGTCACCTTCGAGTTGGGCGTTGCCGGTATCCGGCGCTTCCAACTCGTCGATCTGCCACTCGAACAGAGACTGCGACGCCTCGCCCTTGCCCGCGTTGCTCATCAGCGGGGTGGTCTTGGGCGAGATGTTGTAGATAGCGTCGGACACGTCTTCCTGAATTCCGACGGTATCGTATTGGGTATAGGTACCCGCGAACTGAGACACTGTGCTACCCTTCCCCACTCACTGTCATCGCGATGCGTCTACTTGCGCGGAGCGCGCCGGATGACGTGTGAAAAGACCGATGCGGCAGCTTCGAGGCTGCCCTGATTGCGGAGATTATCCTGTGCGCGCTTCTCGTCGGAGACGGGCTTGGGTGCGGGCTTCTTTCCACCGGGCGGGGCCGTCTTCGTCGGCTTGGCGACGACTTTCGGCTTTACCTTCCCGGCGTTCTTCTGCGCGCGGTCCCAGAGCATCGCTTTGCGAATGAGGAGCAGATAGCGGTGATCCACCGCGTTGTCCACTTCCTCTTTCGAGAATCCGTTCGCCAGTGCATACTGCGCCATCGCTTGCGCGTCGGCCGCACCGACCTTCGGATCGACCCACTCGGGGATGGCGGACATCAGAGCATCGACTTCGCTCTTACGCCACTTCGAGTAGTCCTCGGCGAATTTCTCTGCACGTTCCTTCGCGACCTTCTGCTCTTCGGCTTCGACTCGGTCGCGTTCCGACTTGTACGCCTGATAGTCTGCCACGGCGTCAGCGAACTCCTCGGGAGTCAGCTTCTTGCGAAGCTCGGGCCAGTTCGGTTCCTTCACGACGAACCGGTCCATCGCTGCTTTGACCTGTGCCAGATTCGCGGCGTATTCAGCGGCGCGTTCACTCCAAGACTGTTCGGCCGCCTCGGCCTTGCGACGGGCTTCGGCTGCTGCCTGCGTCTTGTGAGTGTAGTCTTTGGTGCGGAGATAACCGTTGTACGCTTCGTCCTCGGAGACGTCCGCTTCCGTACCGTCCGAAAATTTGAGCCTGCGGCTCTTCGGGGTGGTGGGTTCCGTCTCTTCCTCTTCGGCGTCTTCGGTCTGCTCGACCTCTGACTCTACCTCGTCCGTCGTCTCCTCGGTCGTCTCTTCGACGTCCGTGTCGGCGGCTTCGGTAGTTTCCTCGGCCTCGGGCGTTTCCTCGTCCTCGGTCTCTTCGACCTCCGGTTGCGAGTCAGGCGCGGTGCCCTGCGCCGCCTTCGACTTTGGCGGATTCTCTCCCGGTCCTTTCGGTGTCCCAGCAAGGGATGGAAGGCTTCGGAAGGCTGCGGCTGCTGCGGCGAGGCTGCCGGGCCCATCGTGTGGGCTGGTTGGCTTGGCCTCGGGGCGAGTGTCCTCGCTCATTTTAACTTACGCTCCTTGTCAAGGGTTGTTGTTGGACTGCTGCTGTTCCCGCCCCCTCAACGTCTTAGCGGCAGCAGCACCTCGGTCAACGACCTTCTGTATCTCGGTGTCCACAGCGCGGATGCCTGTCATGCGTGCGAAGGCTTCCTCTCGCTGCTCCACCGTCTTGCCGGTCTCCCAATCGCGATGGGCCGACTCAATCGCGGCTTCCATCAGCCAGCGGAACGGCTCGCTGTTCGCCATCGCGCGGATGGCTTCGGCCCGCCGAGTCATCTCGACGGCGTCGATTTCTCCATGTCCCCAGAGACTCATCGCCCCACTCCTTTATGCCGCGAGCAACGCCACGGACGCAGCGTTGATTGCGCGGTCGAAGATGTATAGCTCATCAAACGAGCCCCACGGCTTCGTCGAGCTAAAGTTGTTGCCGATGAATGATCCAACGCCGTAGACGCCGGAGTCGACTGCAACAACATTGATCGCGGCCTGCGACGAGATGAGAACGCCATCGAGATAGAACCGCAGTTTGTTCGCCGCCACATCGTTCACGACCGCGATGTGGTGCCACCCGGCCGAGAGCGACGCGCTACTGATGCCCGACTCGTAATCGTTGTTGACGCTGATCGACCCAGCGCGCGCCTTAAACGTCCCGCCCGCACGCACAAGAAATTGGCACTGCGGCGATGCGATGCCGTTGTGATCCATCAGGTAGTTCTCGCCGCTGCCCCAGCTTCCTTCGCCGAGGTTGAACCGCACAGCCAGCGACCATGACTGGTTGCCGTTGAATCGCGCGAGCGCGTCGGTCGGCTGATAGACGCCGTCGGTCGCCGTGTTACGGCAGCCCTTACCTGAGTACGCCGTGAACTTCTCCATGTGAAACGCGCTGACGACCTCGCCCGGCAGGACGATGCTGCTGCCCGGCGCGTGCCCACCGCCGCCCCGGCCACTCGAAATGAGCGGCGCGGTTGATGTCTCGTTGCACGAGAAATAGTACAGCGGGTCCGAGACGTCGGGGCCCGGCAGAATCTCGCCGTCCGCCGTGCCGTCGACCGAGTCGGTCGTGGCCGTGATCGTGACCGAACCTTCGAGGACGCCGGTGACGAGCCCGTTCGAGTCGACCGTCGCCTTCGTGCCGTCGCTCGTAGCCCAAGTGAACGTCTTGCCCGAGATGATGACGTTGCTCGAATTGTACGCCGTCGCCGTCAACTGAACCGTGTTGCCTTCGCCGACGGCGAACGGGTCCGGCGTCACGGTGACATGGTCGACCGTCGGCGATGTCGCGTAGATATGACACGACGCGGTCCCCACCGCGCCGTCGATGACGGCGCTAATCGTTACGTCGCCGGTGGCGACGCCTGTGACGAGCCCGGTTGACGAGACGGTTGCCTTCGTCGGATCGCTCGACACCCAGCCGACATCGTGACCAAAAAGCTCGTTGCCATCCTCGTCGAACGCCCGCGCGGTCAACTGCTGTGTCGTCGCCGGTGAGGCGATGACCGAGAACGGCGTCGGCGTCACGGTGACCGTCGTCGCGAACGCAGGCACCTCGGGCTGATTGCCGCCGACCGATGCCGTCGCGGTGTATTCGCCGCGCGGCCAGATTTGCCCGTCGTCCGGCCGGTCGCGCAGCGCCCCGAGGAAGGGCTGGGGAAACCGCCCGCCCCGCGAGAAGGCCTGCGCTGGCTGCAGCCGAAACGTCTGCTCGGCCGCGAGTAGCGTCAGCACCTCGACGCGCTCGACGTTCTCAAGATTCGCCATTAGATGATCCCCAGCTTATCGCGCTGCGGGAATTCCTGACGCGGCCACACCTGCCCGTCGGGCGGCCGGTTGCGGCGCAGGCCGAACACCGGCTGCGCCACCTCTCCCTGCCGAACGATGCCCTGAAAGGGCAGGAAGATAATCTCTGTGGGCAGTCGCGACGTCCGTGTCTGAATCTCCTTGACGTTCAGGACGTTCGCCATTAGTCGAAGCGGATGCCCCACCGCACGTCGGAGTCGACGGCGGCCGTCTGGTTGTTCACGACGTTGTGCGATGCGTTCAGCAACTGATAGGTCCGCACCTGACCGTAGACCGTAAGCGTGAAGCTGCCCTCGGCCGTGAAGTCGCCAGTCTTCGAGAGCGTGAAGTTGGTGCCCGGCTGCTTCGCCGCGCCTGCGAACATGATGACGAGTGAGATGCCGACGTTGCCGTCGAAGCTCGATGGCGACTCAGCCGCGAGAACGTAGCCGAAGCCACCCTGCTCGGGCGGCTGCGAGCCACCGGTAACATTGATGTACTGCGACCGCTTCGTGCTACCGCCGTCGGTCGCGAGCGTGTAGTTGAAGTAAAGCCCGTCGGTCGTATCGTTCCCGTTCGAATCTTTCGACCGCTCGATGCCGAAGAGGAAGTGTCCGATGTTCGACGTCGCCACTCCCATCGCGCAGACGACGCGGTTCGTGTCCGCGCTGCCGTACTGGTGCGTGATCGTTGCCGACGACGTGTTGCCGCCGACCTGAATGTCCGTGACGTATGCGCCCGTGATCGCACCGGTGCCCGTATTGACACCGGACCCGATGGTGATGTAGATGGCGGGTGTGTTCGCCGCGCCGCCCGAGGCGTAGTCGATCCGCATGTAAATCGGCCGCGTCGACTGCAGCGCGTCGTCCATGCGATAGACGAGGAAGCCCTTTTTCGAGTTGGCGACCGTCGGATGCAGGAGCGAGGCGACAGCCGTCTCGCCCGTGCAGGTGACCTTCACCCACACGCCGGTGATCTGCAGCAGGTCGTCGATGAACGCGCACCACGCGCGAAAGTGCGCGTCGGTGTCGTTAATCATCGCGATAGTTGTTGAATCGCTCTTGGTTGCCATTACGCGGTCGCCGTCTCCAATTCCACAATCGTCATGTCGAATGAAATGACGGCGTCGCTGCCGCTGTCATTCGTGATCGCGTAGTAGATGATGGTGCCCGTTGGATCATCGCCGTTGTACAGCGTGATGACCGGAGCGACCTTCATCTCCACGTCCACCCAATCCGCAGTGATAATGAATTCCCCGACGACGCCACGTCCGGCCTCTGGGTCCTCGGTGCGCGCGCGAGTCGAGTCGTCATCGCGAGCGGCCGACGTCGCGTAGAAGCGAATCCAACAGGGCGTGTCGACCGTCAAGCCGATAAGCTGATTGCTCGGCGTCTGAATGTCGATGCTGCCCTCTTCAGTATCGTTCGTCCCGATAGTGCCCGTCGTCCGTGACTGTACGGCGCGCACGAGCTTCCCCGCCTGAATGATCGTCTCAGTCAGGGTGGGGCTGATCTGTGTGACCTGAATCGTTCCGGCCGCTGCGGGCTGGGACAGGGCGCGCTCGATGAGTCGGCGCGTCCTGTCTTGGTCCGCCTTGTCGTATCTCGCCGGTGCTTCGGGTAGCTTCTCCTTACTCACGCGGCTCCCCGTCTCTCTGCCGTGTGACCGTCACGCTCTCGCCGCCCTCGGCGTCGCGCGACCGCGTCACGGTGTGGCTGCCGCCGCCGACGACCTGCGCGGCGCGAGCCTTGACCTGCGCGACGGTGATCTGCGCGCCGTACTTCAGGTTCATCTCTTCGATCTGCAGTGCGGCTTCGATCTGCATCTTCTCGCGCTCGCGCTGGTCCTGCAACTCCATCTCGCGCTCGCGCAGCTTCAGGTCCTCGGCCGCGCGCTGCACCTCGACCTCGTGCTTCGCCTTGGACACCTCGACGTCGATGCCCTTCTTGTAGACATCGGCTTCGGCCTTCTTTGCCTCGGCCTGCGCGATGACCATGTTCGGGTCCTGCGCGTTCGGATCGGGCGGCGGCGGGGAGTACGACGCGTTGCCCCACATCATCTCCGCGTCCGTGAACCCGCGCAGCTTGAGGATGCGCTGGCGCTGGTCGACGTACTGCTGGACCGAGAAGGCCGGATTCTCCGGCCCGAGGACCTGCAGCAGGGCTTCCATCGCGGCGACGGATTCCTGCAGCGCCGCGACGCGCTCGGCCGTTGTTCCCGCCCCGATTGGGACGTTGATACGAACGTCGAGGTTGGCGCTCCACGAGCGCGGGTCCATGGCGATGTACTCGCCGTTGACGCGGACCATGCGTTCGGGGTCAGGGTTCTCGACGATAAGTTCGAGGATGTGGCGGAACAACTGCTTGACGCCGGTCTCAGCGAAGATGCGCGCGAACAGTTCGATGTGTTCCTGCGCCTTCGACTGCGCGGCGGCGACCGCCATCGCCGTCGTCGACTGCATCGCGTCGGCTGTCAGGCCGCTCGACGCGTCGTCCACACCGACGCGGTTCTTCAGCACCTTCTGGATCGCTTCGAGGACGGGCAGGGATGCCGCGCCAACGAAGTTGTGTTCGATAACCTGTAGCGCGTTCGCCGGAGCCGAACGCGTCCGAATCGGAGCGCCCAAGTCCATGTTCATCAGGTCTTCGAGTGAGACCTCGCCATCGACATACGCGATGCGCGGGTTCAGCGCGAGCACCAGCGAGTCGAGCGTCGAGCGCCAGATTGCCGAGGTAACGTCCTGAATGTCCATCGTCAGGTCGGCTAGCGACCCGCCCTCGACTTGGTGCGGCTTCGGGTCTGGGCAGAGAACGCTGAATGGACGACGAGCGGCCGGTTCGGGCTTCCCGATGATCTGGTAGCCGGGACCGAGCATGATGACCTTGTAGAGGCGCGGTGCCGTGTCCCCGTCGAGCATGAGGAACGGATAGGCCTCGATGTAGAGGCTGGTCTTGTTTTCCTCGCGCGGCTCCTGTGAGTCGAGCTTCTGGCCGCCCGGCTGGCGCGCGATGTTCTGCGCGTTCGTTTGGAGGGAAGTATCGGGGAACGCGTAGGCGTCGATGTCTTCCTGCTCGATGCCCATCGACAGAAGCTGGCCCTTCGTCATCTCCGTCCGGTGAGCGACGAACGGCGCGGCGCCCGGCATGTGCGGGGCGTTGTCGGTCGAGCGCGAGCCCGGCGTGTAGATGTACTCCTCGGGTGGGACGCAGACGACGCGGATGTGCTTCCAGTGCTGCTGCTGCGTGTAGTCGCAGTCGTACAGGTCCGCGCCGGGCGGCGAGTATTCGCAGGGGCGAACCTCGTCGATGGTCACGGTGTCGTCCGACGCGAGGATGAGAATCTGGTCGTAGCTCTGATAGAGGACCGAGAAGCTGCGCGTCTCGGTGCCCTCATCACGCCACGACTTCACGACCCCCATGCCCTTGAGCAGCGCGTCCTTGAACCAGTCATGGTAGACGATGAGGCCGGGGTTGTCCTGCTGCAGGACAACGTCGAGGACGTAGCGCGTGATGTGCTCGGCGAGCTTGATCTGCTCCTTGAGCACCGGACCATATTCAACGGCCGGGTACGCGCCAAAGAAGATGCGGATGAGCGACGGCACGACCTGCAGCACCGTATCGCGCACGACCGACATCACAATCTTCGAGCGGTTCTCTTCCTCGTTGCCGAACGGCTCCGCGTTGTAGTATCGCTCGGCCTTCGCGCGCGCTTGGCTCAGGGCCCCGTCCGCGTGCTGAACGGCCTCGATGACCATCTGCCCCAGCGCCGCCTGAAGCTCGGCCTGCTTCGCGTCCGCGTCCGACTGCTCCGCTACGCGAGGGATGTCGGCGTCAGAGGCGTCCGACGGTGACTGCATGACAAGGTTCGGCATTGTTTCTCCTAGACCACCGTTCTGATTCTGCGGCGGATGGGTTTACGCCACGACGTCGTGGCCTGACTCCCGTGAGCGAGCGTGATCGCTTCGGAAGCAAACGTCAACATGAACGCGTCGGCACCGTCCGGCGAATCCATGCCGCGCTTCTTTAGATCGTCCTTCGTTTCGACTTCGAGCTTCTGCGAGCCCTTGCGGAAGCGATACTTCACTTTGGTCAACTCACCCACCAAGTCGACGCCCTCGAACCGCGACTTGATGTCGCCGTACTGGTCCGGTATCGAGCAGTCCTTCGCCGCGAACCACGCGCGGCCCCTGAACCACAGGTCCGCTTTGAGATTCGCGTACTTGTCCTTGTCGCGCAGCGCCGGTGACTCCGACACATTGATGCCGCGCACGGGCAGGCCGAGCATTCTCAGCCGGTCGACGACGCCCGCGCCGATGCCGATGACGTCGACATTGATTTCCGCCGGTCTCTGGGACAGAGGCGTGTCGTCCCACTCGATCTTGATCTTCGCCGCTAGCTCCATGGTGTCGAGCTTCACCCACCAGCGGATCGGTTCGAGCAGACGGTTCTGCTGTCTCTTGGCGAGTGTCGATCTGTCCCGACCGAAGCGCGCGCAGTCGACGCCCCAAATGATCGGGGCGGTTTTGTTCGTCGACACATCGCGATGCAGCGACGCCTCCACCAAGTCGAACGGGATGACGGTGTCATCGTCGCTCACCGGGAACTCACCCAAGACGCGGACGCGGTACGCGTTGCTGTTCTCGCCGTAGCGCATCTTGATGTCGAGGACGAAGTCCTCGGTCACCTGCTCGGGAACATCGAGGCAGGAGACGTGGTGGCACTTCCACGTTCCCTTCGTGCCATCCCCGGCGAGCTTGGTGTGGCTGTCGAAGAACAGGCCCTGCGTCCGAACGGGGTTCCCCGTCAGGATCGTCATCGCGCCCGCGCCCGCCATTGATCCGACGGCTGACTCGAACACCGGTTCGGGAACACCGCTCGCCTCGTCGGCAATGAGCAGGACCCAATCCGAGTGGACACCGGCCAGCGCCTCGGGCGTCTCGGCCCGCGACGTCGCGCAGGTCGTGAAGCTGATGCCGCGCGCCTGAACCAACTCCGCTCGGTCGTGCTTCACCTCGATGAGGGAAGCAAGCTCGGGCCGGAGCGCGGCGTTCCACTTCTTCACTTCCGCCCAGAGAGCGTTGTACAACTGCTTCTCGGTCGGGGCGGTTACCTGCGTCTTCTGCGGCGCGTAGAAGAGGATGTGGTGCAGGATCATCCACGCGAGCAGCGTCGTTTTCCCGACGCGGTGGCCGGAGCGAATGCTGATCCGGCGAACGCGCGCGTCGTAGTCCTTCAGCACCTCAAGCTGCCACGGCCACGGCTCCGCGTGAAGCTCCTCGCGAATGAACGCGACGATGTCGCGCCGATAGCGGTCGCGCCACGCGAGCGCCTCTTCGAGCGCGCGCTGCTTCTCAGCCTCGCGGCTGTTCACCGGGCGCGGGTTACCGGGCATGGCGCACCTTGAAGATGCTGCCGCACCCCAAACACTTCGCGTAGGTGTACATCGTGTTCGGCCACTCGGGCGTCACGAGTCGCTCACCGTCGCACACCGGGCAGGCTACGCGCGCCACACGCGTCTCTTCGCGCACTCGTACTCCTGCGGATCGCAGTGTCCGTCCGGTAGAATGATCCGTGGCGGCACCGTGTCCGTCACCGCCGAATCGGGCGCGGCCGGAACGAGCGGCGTCAACTCCTGAACGTCGCTCTGCACGCGCATAAAGCACGCGACCGCCGCTCCCATCGCGAGGATGGCCCAGAGAAGTAGCCGCCATCCGTCACCGCGCCGCATAGACAACATCGCAACCGAGACTCCTGTCGTAGGCCATGAACCACTCGATGCCCGACTCGGGCCGAGGTAGATCGAGCGGTCCCGCCATCGGCGCAGTCTTCCCGTTCCTGAATTGCCACACCGCCCACGGCCTTTTCGGCCGCCGTGCGCCGCGAGCGAAGTCGACACCGATGACGACCGGCGCGCGCATTGCCTGCAACTGGAATGCGAGGATGTCTTGACGCTGCTGCCGCATCGCTTCCATCATCTGCTCGACGAAGCCCGTCTTCCCGCACTGGCGCGCCATCTGGATGACACTCTGGCGCTGCCCGAGCGAGCCACCACCAATGATGCCCGGCGGCAGGAGCCCGGCGATTCCACCGAGAGCGCCAGCGAGGTTTTCTGACAGACCTGCAAAATTTTTCCGAGCCATAGTGCCTTCCTTCCCACTGAGGAAAGTCGCATCCCGTTGTCGATCCCCTAGCGTCCGCTTCCGCCCCGCCTCGCTAGCGCGAGGGGGGGGGGGCTCCACTGTCGCGACGCTGTCGCGACACTGTCGGATGGCTCGAAGGCCTCGCCGCAGCAAGGATCGTGCCGCTAGGCTGGCACTGAGACGCAGAGCCAGCGTGCCATCCTTGCACT